TGGGGGCTCTCCTCAGAATCCAAAATCACAACGGAGATATGTTATGCCTGAGAAGCAGAGATACTGGACAAGCTCGCAGAATGCCAACGCATCTATTACCTCGCTTTTGCGAGATATACATGTATGGCATGCTGATTGTCAAAGGCCGCCCCATATTCTTGAGGCGCCTGCGGGCCACGACTGGAGTGATCCAGACGTAGAAGTTATATCGGCTTCCGAATGGATTAAGTACGGGGTGTGCCCTAAAGAATCTAGTTTTCTAGATCTATTGGGGCACGCGATAAACCCTGCTGCTAATCCTACTCGGATACGGCCACAAAACTTCTGCCACCATCTCTATTCTGTTCGTAAGTCTGAACCAGGTGACGCCTTTACGGGTGCGTATAGACATGAAGATGTTTATACTTATCCGTATTTGGGTTGCGGTCCGTATCAGTTTACTGGACGGACAGTGACACAAACTAAAGCCGTTTCCTGGGGCTCCTTCGAACAGGTCTTCTCGAGCGCCTTACCACCAGGGATCATCATGAACGATCCATGGCTTCCTTTAGGTACAAACGAATTTCAACAGAAATTAGAAGTACTTGATGGAATGGCGCTTGACGCTATGATTCCGCAATTAGGCACTGGTTTTTCAATCAGTGTCTTTTTAGCTGAGTTAACAGACCTCGACAGCATGTTGAAAGGTTTATTTAATTTATTAAAAAATCTTCCAGCTGCTGCACGTCGCCTGTTAAATGCTCCGCTAAAGTCGGGATCTAACGCCTGGCTTGCCACTATTTTTGGGTGGCTGCCTTTTTTCAGTGATCTTCAAACTATTTACACAAAACTTCTGAATCTTGACGATATAATCGACAAGTTTTTGGAAGGTGCAAATAAAAGGAAGACACTGTATTTTCAAAAGGCACTCTCTCCGTACACCTTTCGGGACCCTTTGTGGTTTAACTCTAAGTTTGACCACACTGTAGACTTTTCTTCCAGTTTTCCGGGTTTCGGTGAATTCAACGAAATGACTGTTGAATGCAACCGGGACAGGACAATTGCAGGACCGGTCTTTCATGCATGCATGGATTATCAGTACAATATTCCGTTTTTAAACGAAATATTGACGCGATTTCTCGCGGGTGCTGATGTTCTTGGCTTGCACCCATCACTTAAAGATGTTTGGGCTATCATGCCCTTATCTTTCGTGGTGGATTGGTTCTGGAGCGTAAGTTCATGGTTGAGCCAGTTTGATTTAAAGGCTCTCCCGGTCGAAGTCGTTATATACGATTTCAGTCGATCATTTAAGTATCGACTCATTGAGAAGGTCACTCCACAGACGGTACTATCACTTGTAAATGATAGTAACATCGAAGAGGATCTATCAGAATGGACCTTTTCCCCAGTGATTGGGGCGCTCTCTCGTGAGACGCGTTCCTATTATCGCCTGCCTGGATTGCCCAGGTTGGTTGGCCCAAATGTACACGCGCGACTACCCAAAGGGTGGAAGCTCGTTACAGGAGGTGCCCTCATCCGTCAACGACTGCCGAGAGGCAGACGCTGACAGCACCATTGCTCATTTATGAGCATAACTGGAGGCACGCTTATGCTGCCTGATCCTTACAATGCGCCTTTTGATAGCGCAACACCGAGTGATTACACTCCCTTCACACTCATCAACTGCACACCCAACTCGTCGTTCCGCAAAAACGTCGGAGCGGCTGTTGGAGCAGTTTCTATGATGCGTGTGTCCCATACCACAGTTGGTAAGGGATCTACGGAGCGTGATCGTCATCTGGTCAGCTTTGAGCTGAAACCAGTGGTAGACGGCGTTGAGACCAATGGTCTCACCGCAAAACTCTACCTAGTCGGTGACTTTCCAAAGAACGGCATCACTGCCGCTCAACTTGGATATCTCTGGCAACAAATGAGTGGTACGCTGAAAGGAGTAGCCGAAGGTACTACCCATGTGGGTAATGCTACGGTCTTCTTTAATCGTTGGAAGAATGGTGAACTTTAAAAGTTCGCTATTCAACCCTCACTTGTGTCTCTTGAAGGATTGGGCGTCAATTTTTGCGTGCTGGAGGACTATCCGTATGTTTCGGAAGCCTGAAAAGCCCGAGTCGACTGAGTTTTATACTCAGTTACTCGTCCATGTCCTTCGAGATGCAGCGGTTTGCTGTGATCTTAGACTCTCCTCAATTGAACGGATATTAAAACCGTTCACGCGAGATCGAAGTCTGAAGGCATGGGCTTCTTTACGAAGACCCTTCCAATGCTTGGTCGCGCTTTTGATAAAGCGCTTGCAAGCGACCAACCATTTTTATGTCCGCCCTGCTTTGCAGTGCAGAATAAAAATAGAATTTTTTCGGATTTTCTCCGAGAATTCTTTTGGCTGGTTTTCAACTCCGATGGTAAGGTCGCGGCAGATCCACTCGACGCATTTAAATATGTACACCAAAAACCTCATACTGAGGGAGAAAGTGTACTATGCCGACAAGTGGCCGCTGTGCGCGCTATACGACAGATAGCGTATCTGTTGTATAAACTGGATGGTGGACACTCTCCAGAGAGTGAAGCCGATGTTATTACTAACTTTGTTAGTACTGATGCGGCTTTACCCGACGTTAACGACGAAGTGCCGTTATGTCATAAGAGTACTCTTGCGTTGGAGAATGCAAGGATACTAATCTGGAAAGTATTGCGTAGGTTTGATCCCTACGACATCACACCAAGACACGGTCCTGGTTGCGTAGCCACAGGTGAAAAAGCGTGGGAGAAAATGAAATTCTCTCGGCTTTATGAGTCGTTAGAAAAGGAGTATCCCTTTGCGGATTACAACTTTCTTAACTATACTCATCTCTGTGACGATCTAGAGATCTTAGAACAGTTGGAATTACACCAACATAGCACGGCGAAAGTCGCGCTAGTTCCCAAAGACTCTAGAGGACCAAGATTAATTTCAATGGAGCCACTTGAATTACAGTGGATCCAGCAAGGATTGATGCATAGTTTGGTTCGTACAATCGAATCAAGCGATAGCATCACTGCGGGTTATGTAAATTTTACAACCCAAGAAGTTAATCGAGGCCTTGCCTTAGAAGCGTCTGCAGGTGAAGGGTACATAAATCAATATGTAACCATAGACCTAAAAGATGCTAGTGACCGTGTCTCACTTTGGTTAGTAAAGAAGCTGTTTCCGGAGCATATATACAATTGTTTATATGCTTGTCGATCTCAGCGTACTAAACTTCCAAATGGTCGCACTATAGCTTTGCGGAAGTTTGCTCCTATGGGTAGCAGTGTTTGCTTTCCTGTAGAAGCATTATGCTTCTGGGCTATAGCTGTGGGCGCGCTACTTGCGAATACGTGTATTTCCTTCCGTATGCTTGATATGAAAAGCAAGCTACCAAAAGTTTACACGTACGGGGACGATTTGATCCTCATGAATGAGGATTACAAAAATGTCGCTAATGTTTTTGAAGATCTTTTTCTTAAGATCAACGAAGACAAGTGCTGTACTGGCAGATTCTTTCGAGAATCTTGTGGGATGGACGCATTCAGATTGAACAGCGTAACCCCTGTCCGTGTAAAAGCACACGTCCATAGCGACAAATTGTCCCTGCAGCAAATTCTTTCGACATTAAGTTATGTAAATAACTTTAAGTCAAAAGAGTATTGGTTTACCACCAAATTTTTGGAAGATAAACTAATACGTGACTCTGGTCCCGTCTTAAGGACAAAGAACAGCGATATTCAATATGCTGTATATTGCCCTGAATTGACAGACGATGAGCTCTTTGCATACCTATCCCAAAACTTTCGCATGCGTATAAATCACGCATGGCAAAAAGTAGAGATAAGGGTCAAAGTTCCCTCATCCCGAACGAAGTCGTTCGGGGACCCGGGATGGCTCGAAATGTTAAAACTCTTTTCACAAAATAGCATTGGTCTGCTATCGAGTGGAAAGGGTCGTCACATCGAGCCTGGCTGCTACACCTTACCGCATGGTGTAAAAATGCGGTGGGCTTGGATAGCGATTGAATCGCTTATGTCCAAGTAACAGGGTATAACAACCCTCGCGGAGCA